GCAACAAGCCTTAGATAAAGGAGATGAGACATGACTGTTGTATCTTATAAAGAATTTTGGCAAGCTAAATGTCATAAGACAATAACACAATTAGAGTATGGTGCTTTAACCTATGAAGAATTTTTAGATGAAATGGTAAGGTTAGGATGGGACCAACAAGATGTAAAAGAATTGTTGGAGGAAGAAGATGAATGATTACAAAGAGATAGAAAGAATTTTATTTAATGGGTTGTCAAACACTAAATTATCTGATATAATTACTCAGTTAGTAATTAAATTAATTGTATCTAATGCAGTACATAAACCAATAACAGATGAAAGATTAATTGAATTACTCTCATTAGTAAATGAGATAGAAGAATTAATTGATGATGAATTATCACAAGGATTAAAAATAACTGAAAGAGATTTTAATCATGAATAATTTTGTTAATGTTATTGATCATATGGGTAGTGATTTAACAGTAGTTAATTCTGCTAGAATATCCTTTAAGACTACAAGTACTTGCCACGTCGACGGCGTATTCCAGAAAAATTACCGGATCGTTGTAGGTGAAGGTGAGGCTCTTGCATTTGGTGATGCGGGCCGTCGGAAAGAACAAGATAAAGTATTAAAAGATAAGGATAAAAAATTAATAAAATACTTAGCAGAACATGGGCATTGGTCCCCCTTTGCTCATGCGTTTGTAACCTTTCATATTAAATCACCATTCTTTGTGGCAAGACAACTAGCTAAACATCAAGTAGGTTTCTCTTGGAATGAAGTATCCAGACGTTATGTAACAATAGAACCAGAGTTTTATTTTCCACCTTACTTTAGAAAATCTGCTGATAATATAAAGCAAGGGTCATCAAAAGAACCAATTGAATCACCAGATTCTGTTAGGTGGATGTTTAATGATACAATAAGACATTGCAAAGATACTTATAATGCTCTGTTAAAAGCAGGAGTATGTGCCGAACAGGCAAGGGCAGTTCTCCCATTGGCAACTTATACAGAGTGGTACTGGTCTGGTTCCTTACAAGGATGGAGTCGAATATGTAAGCAAAGACTAGCAGAAGATACCCAAGAAGAAACAAGACTTATAGTAAAATCTATAGATGAACACATGGGAAAATTATTTCCCGTTAGTTGGAAGGAGTTAATGAAATGAGTATTATAGAAGGTAAAGTATGGGGTAGTACTGAACCTCTATTACAATCACCAGCCGTAGAAATACATAGAATTAAAGTTAATGCGGGTGGTTATTGTTCACAACATAAACATCAATCAAAGATTAATGCTTTCTATGTCATCTATGGTAAGCTAGAAATTAAAAGATGGAAAGATTATGGGCTGTGTGATAGTACTTACTTATCTATGGGAGATATGTCTATCGTTCCTCCTGGTGAAGAACATATGTTTGTAGCTCATAAAGATACTGAAGCACTGGAGATTTATTGGTCTGAACTAAATCATAATGACATTCAACGAGAGTCGGTAGGTGGTGACACTCTGACTAAAGAATAAATGTCTTTTGTTATTGCACATATAGAAGATCCAATGGATATTTTTAGCATAGATATTCTACCCGGTGAGGATGGGTCAGGAATTAAAACCTTTAAAAGTAAACAGGAAGCATATCGTTACTTACAAACTATAGATATACATCCTTTAGCTTTAATTAATTCAGATATAATAGTTACGAGGTTACATTGAAATATTTATTATTAATATTAGTTATATTTCTTTTTATCAAACCTGTCAAGGCAGATGAATTTAGATGTCTAACTGAAGCACTATATCATGAGGCTCGTTCCGAAGATGATGTAGGTATACTAGCAGTGGGTACTGTAATTTTAAATAGAGTTAAAAATAAAAGATTTCCCAACACAATTTGTAAAGTAATTCATCAGGGAATTTACTGGCAAGGTAATCCTGTTAGAGATATGTGTCAGTTTTCTTACTGGTGTGATGGAAGGACAGAAAAATATAAAGATATGAAAGCCCTTGCAAGGATACTCAAGCTGGCAGAAATAGTATCATCTGGAATTATTGTTAAGGTTTTAGATAAAGCAACACACTACCATGCATCCTATGTCAGTCCTAGCTGGGCTAAAGATAAGCAATTTAAATTCCTCACACAGATAGGTAAACATATATTTTATGTTGACTTACGATAATCTTTGGAGTATACTATGCAAACAACAACTGAATTTCTACACAAACATATTAGAATTTTACAACAACAGATAGAGGAGTTAAAAGAAACTAATAGAAAATTAAGAGAGAAGTTATCAGAGTTAGATTATAAAAAAGCTAATCAAGAATGGGTAGAAAATGACTAACAATTTATGGATGAAGGAACGTAAGCAAGCCTTCAATTATTTATTAAAACAATATCTTCAAGAAGGTTATGATAATAAAGAAGCAAAGGCATTAGCCAAGCAAGAGGTTGATGAAATCATGACTGATAAAGAAAACTTTGTAGATAATTTGTGGAAGGAGACTTATCAAGATGTCTAAATGGAGAGTGGTTCTTAAAAAGAAACCATCGAATATTATATTGGAAGAGTTTGAAACCAGAAAGGAAGCAGAGGAGGAAGTGGCTTGGCGTCTTCAATTGGCAAGACATTTACAAAGTACATCTCAAAACCCTTATGAAATTCAAAGAGTTAATTAAAGGAGATACCAATGAGTGAAGCTAAGTGTGTATCAAAAGGGCCATGCCCTAACTGTAATTCAAGTGATGCTAATGCTTTATACGATGATGGTCATTCATATTGTTTCAGTTGTGATACTAGATTTGATAACGATTCAAAGGTAATACCTATGACTAATCCAAAAGTTCTTAAAACCCCAGAATTAAAATTCCGACATGGTGAAGTGTCTGCCATTGAAGATCGGTCTATAAATCGTGAGACTGCCAAAGCATTTAATGTTGAGGTAATTAAATCTGGTAGCACAATAACCCATCATATATATAAATACTTTGATAAAGATGGTAATCATATTGCTAACAAAGTGAGAGAGGTACAAGATAAAAGATTCTGGTCTGAAGGAAATGTAGGTTCTTCCTTGTTGTTTGGTGAGAATATGTTTCCCAGTGGTGGTAAATATATCACAGTCTGTGAAGGTGAGATTGATGCCATGTCTGTTTACCAGATGAATGGGAAGTATCCCACTGTCTCTGTAAAGAATGGGGCAGCTTCAGCCTTGGAGAATTGTAAGAAGTCTTTTGAATATCTTAATAAATTTGAAACAGTAGTTCTCTGTTTTGATAGCGACGATCCTGGTCGAAAGGCAGCGCAGTCAGTAGCTAGAATATTTGAACCTAATAAATGTAAGATTGTAACATTAGATTTAAAAGACCCTAATGAGTATATGAAGGTAGGAAAACGTGAACAGTTCATGACAGAATGGTGGAATGCCAAGCCTTATACACCTGCCGGTATCATAAATCTAGCTGACCTTGGTGATAGTCTTTATGAAGAGGAGTACTGTGAAACCTGTCTATATCCTTGGCCTAAAATGAATGACAAGACATATGGGATAAGAACTGGTGAGCTTGTCTGCTTTACCAGTGGTGCTGGTATGGGTAAGTCCAGTATAATCAGAGAGCTAATGCATCATATCATGAATAATACTGAAGATAATATAGGTGTCTTATGCATGGAGGAGAATACCAAGAACACTGCCTTTAATATCATGAGTGTTGAGGCCAATGCTAGACTTTATATTAGGGAAGTACGAGATCAGTATACTAATGAGCAACTTAGGGAATGGCAAGGGAAAACTGTAGACTCTGGAAGGTTCTTTGCCTTCGATCACTTTGGATCTATATCTAACGATGAGATACTGGACCGTGTTAGGTACATGGCTAAAGCTCTGGATTGTAAGTGGGTCTTCCTTGATCACCTGTCAATACTGGTATCCGGTAATGAGGAATTTGGTGATGAAAGGAAATCTATTGATGTTCTTATGACAAAACTAAGATCGCTTGTTGAGGAAACAGGGATAGCTTTGTTGCTTGTCTCTCACCTACGCAGACCATCAGGTGATAGGGGTCATGAGGATGGCAAGGAAGTAAGCCTGTCACACCTAAGAGGATCAGCAAGCATAGCTCACCTGTCTGATAGTGTAATAGCCTTGGAAAGAAACCAACAAGCTGACGATGATACCGAAGCCAATACCACAACGATTCGTATTCTAAAGAACCGTTATACTGGTGAGACAGGAGTAGCCTGTCATCTCTTCTATGATAAAGAGACTGGAAGAATGTCGCAGATTGATAATCCTTTTATGGAGAATGATGATGCCATATAGTTTAGAGAACAGGAAAAAATATTATCAAAAAAATAAAGAAGTTCTATGTGAAAAACACAGAAAATATTATCAAAAAAATAAAGAAGCTATAAAAGAATCTCATAAAAAATATAGAGAAGAAAATAGAGAAGCTATAAATAAACAGAGAAGAAAATATAGAGAAGAAAATAAAGAAGCTATAAGAGAATCTAATAAAAAATATCATAAAAAAAATCCAGAAGCTCGTAAAGAATATTATCAAAAAAATAAAGAAGCTCTAGCAGAATATAGTAGAAAATATAAAGAAAAAAATAAAGAAGCTCGTAAAGAATCTATTATGGTCATCAGAAGTAAAAAAAGAGCTAAAAGAAAAAACCTTTCTTTTAATCTTACTACAGAATATATTAAAGAAATATGGCCTGAAGATAACAAGTGTCCAGCTTTAGGTATTGATCTGAAGAGAGGAATAATTGTTCAAGATTGCTCACCATCTTTAGATAGAATTATTCC